CTATAAATATTAACGCCAATCCTTTTGATAAAATTAAAATTCAAGGAAAAAAACTTACAGAAAAACAAAAAAAGTTCTTAGAAATATCTACAGATGAAGAGACCAAGATAATGTTTGTATCTGGTCCGGCTGGATCAACTAAAACTTACATGGCTGTTATGTCTGCGCTCAGGCATCTACAGAAAGACTCAACACTGGATTTGCTTTATGTAAGAACAGCGATAGAAAGTGCCGACAAAGGACTAGGGGCATTGCCCGGAACGATTGAAGAAAAATTTAATCCCTACATGGCTCCACTAGAAGATAAGCTCCAAGAGTTGTTGCCTCAAAATGATACAAGCAAACAAGATTTAACAAAATCGGGCAGAATACAAGCTATGCCAATAAATTATTTAAGGGGGGCAAACTGGACCAACAAGATCGTAGTGGCAGATGAATCGCAGAATTTTACATTTAAAGAGCTTGTAACAATGATTACTAGACTGGGTGAAAATTCTAAGCTTTTTATTTGTGGAGATGCCATGCAAAGTGACATCAACGGCAAAAGTGGATTTGTAAGTATGGTCAACTTATTTAATGATTCAATCAGTAAAGAAAAAGGTATACACAGTTTCTGGTTTACTGAAGACGATGTCATGAGAAGTGAGATTTTAAAATATATTATTACAAAATTAAAGGAGCATCACAAAATTCAAAAAGGTGTGTAATAATTCACTACAATGGACTGGACAGAGATTATTGTTGCATGTATTGGCGCTTGCACCACGATACTTAGTGTGATACTGGGTAAAATGCTAGTATCCAGACATATCAAATCAAAAAGAGATCCAATTAGAGACGACCTCGAGACCAATGAAAACATACTCATGTGTCTTGATTATATTCTAGAGCAAACAGGCTCTGACAGGACATATGTGCTACAATTTCACAATGGAGGTTATTATGTATCAGGAAAAAGTCAGCAAAAGTTTAGCTGTACACATGAGTCCTGCACACCAGGTACTAGCAGGGAGTCGGTTAAATCGCAAAACCACTTAGTCTCAAATTATCATAATTATATTCATTTATTAATCAATAACGGAGAATACTATTACAGTAACACGGGCGAGATTAAAGATGAAACACTTAAGAATCTAGTTTTATCTAAAGGGGTAATATCTATATATAATATACCGCTCAAAACATTAGACGGCAAGATCATAGGAATATTGGGGGTTGATTATGTTAAGAACAAAGCTGATCCAATTTTTTCAAGGTGTGACAAATTAGAGATTTCATCCAAAGAACAAATGAAAGATTTCTTAAAAAGTCAAGCAAGAATTTTGTCTGCTTATTTAATTTAATTGATTTTTTATTTTTTTTCAGTAATATATAAGTAATGAGATCTATGTATTGCACACACTGTGGTTCCAAAATGGAATACTCTGTTACTGAACCAAAATTTTGTAGTTCATGTGGTGAGCCTAATAATGTTGTTACTGCCAGTAAACCAGCCAGTGGTATTAAACCTTTGCCAAGAAAAGCACGACCCGGAATACCCAAAAGAGAAGTAGCGCTGGCGGAAGACGAAACAGATTTTGATTATGTTCCAGACATATCTAAGCTAGACTATACGATAGAAATAGATCGATCAAACATTAAAAGCTTTCAAGATATTGTTCATGAACAAAAAGAAAGAGGCTGATAAACAACTTACATATGAAGATTTCTCTGATACTATAGACCAAGAACTATATAAGAGAAAAAATAATTGGTTCCTAACTTCTGTTGCCTGGATAGATTTTGATGATGTCTGCCAAATAATTCGAGCACATATATATAAAAAGTGGTCGCAATGGGATCAAGAAAGACCAATTAAGCCTTGGTTAAACAAGATCATCAGTAATCAATTTAAGAATATATTAAGAAACAATTACAGCAACTATGCCAGGCCCTGCCTTACATGCCCATTTGCTAGAGAGTCCCAAGGAAATGAATGCATGTTCACCTCTAGCGGCATGCAAGATAATTCATGTCCATTATATAAAAAATGGAGTGCCACAAAAAAACAAGCTTACAATGTAAAGATAACACTGTCGATGGAGAATCATTCTCACGAGATAGAAAGCAAGAGTGACATTAATAGTTATAATCTAGACGAATCTATCAAAAAACTAATACACGAAATTAAAAAATCATTAAATGAAAGACAGTGGCAAGCATTCGAGATGTTATACATCAATAATATGAGTGACGAAGATGTCGCCAGGGAGATGGGTTTTAAAAGCAATGAGTCCGGAAGGAAAGCTGGGTATAAGCAAATTAAAAATTTAAAAAATTTATTCAAATCAAAGGCTGCAATTATCTTGAAGAATAAAGGAATAACATTCATGGAGGATTAATTATGGAGCTCTCAGATGAACAAAAAGAATTTTTAGTTAAAAATTTTAAAGAAAACCCAAGCCTTATTGACCTAACTAGAAGGTTATTCGGGGACCCAGATCTTGATGGCAGAACAAAAGAGGGTAGAGCTGTTAGGGAGTTTCTTGCAAGCCAAAACCTCGAATACGAAACCAGTGCTTGGGAAAAGATGGAAGATATCGATTTATCTGAAGCACAAATAGAGTTCATAAAAAAACAAGCAGAAAACGGACTTAGTGCATTTCAGATTGCAGAAATTTTATTTCCAGATCACCCTGTTAAGAGGTTGTCAAAGCAGCACCTATGCGTTTTAGAGTTTCTAAGAGAATATGAGCCCACATATGTTCATGAAAGTGAAACAGCTATCAATAGAGAATATAGATCTCCCAAGACAACAAAAGTCGGAATGGAGAAAGTTAATGAATATTCTCATGTCGGGTTAACTGAAGAAAGAATAACTCACGAAGAAATGGAGTGCATTAAAAACCTACTCAAGAGTTTATCCGCACCCAGATTTATACAAGTAATAAGCAACTATAGTAGCGATAAAGATAGAAAATTATTTGAGGCAGAATTTGTTAGAGCTACATGGGATAAGCCCGATCTTACTAGTGATGAAATTAATTTATATATAAATGTCTGCGTTGACTACATAAATCTCAAGAATATATCTTCTCACATCGAAAAACTAAACACTATGTTTAACGAGGTGGAAGACCAGCAAGACATGACTGTTAGGCTAGCAGAGGTATTAAAATCAAAAACTGACGAGTACGACAAATGCGAAAAACGCATGGAATCGTTGATTAAAAAGCTCAACGGAGATCGAGCGGAAAGGTTAAGGAATAGAACGCAAGAAAATGCAAGCATACTCTCGCTTGTTCGAAACTTTCAAATCGAAGAAGAGCGCCAACAGATGGTAAGACTAGCAGAGATGCAAAAAGTTTTGGTTGAAGAAGAAGCCGACAGACTAGATAATATGGATAGCTGGAAGGCAAGAATTTTAGGAATATCTAGAAAGGATGCAATATAATGAAATTAGTACAACTATTAATCGGAGATTACGAATACGAAATCATCCAAAAAATCTTTGAAAACGAAAAAGATTTTATGCCCATGGATGAAAAAGATAAAGTTCTCATCAAAGCGATGAAGGCTATAATTAGCCCGAACAATCTTGTCGAGGAAAATATTGGCGGTCAAGAAACGGAAGCCTTATCTGTAAGAAAAGTCGTCGAACCTGAAAATAAAGAGATCGACTCGAACACAAAAATTAAAGTTGAATGAGTCAACTTTATTATTATCAACTTAGCAACATCAGAGTTGTTGATGGAGATACTATCGATGCAGACATAGATCTTGGTTTTAATGTATCTACCAGGCAGAGGATTAGGCTTTGCAGAATTAATGCACCAGAAACTAGATTACAAAGCAAAATTAAAAACCTAGAAGAAAGAATACAGGAAAAGAATTTAGGTTTAAGGTCTAAATCGTATCTATCCAAATTATGCAAGGATAATAAAGTGTTCCTACATTCGGTGGGTAGCGGCAAATATGGTCGTGTGCTTGGAGAGCTGTACACAGAAGATCAAAAATCAATAAATGATTTAATGTTGTCAAAGGGACATGCAAGGCCTTACGAAGGCTAGAAATGGAATCTAAATGCAAGATATGTGACAAGTCCTTTAAGAACGATAAGGGACTGCACATGCATATATCCAAGATACATGGTGTTCCTCTTGGCGAATACTATGTAAACTTCTTTAATAAAAAAGATTTGCATACAAACGAGTTACTTCCATTCACAAATAAAGACGAATATTTTAATGTAGATTTTATTAACACTGAAAACTTGGTAGCATGGTCAGATTATGCACCAGAGGATGAAGTTAAAGAATATTTATTACAAAGGTTAAAATGGAGAATAGATGCCAAGAAGCTCAAGTATGCGCCTAATACTATTGAGATTCAATTATTTGATTTACCTAGCATTGACCTATACAAAAGATTTTTCGGCTCGTATAGTAAAGCTTGCGAGGAGCTAAACATAGAGCCATTGTTGCCAAAAAATATAACCAAAGATTTTTTTAAAGAAAATAAAACTATAGATCAACTAAAAATCCTAGTTGACACTAGAGAGCAACAACCACTGAGTTTCACTAAAACGATGGACATGAAATTAGATTTCGGGGACTATACTATCGGAGCCCCTCATTACAGTTATACTTATGTAGATAGAAAAAGTGAGTCAGATTTTAAATCCACACTCTCTTCTGGCTTAAATAGATTCAAGAGGGAGATAGAAAGAGCTAAAGAATTTTCATCTTTCATATTCGTGGTAGTAGAAAGCTCGATAGAGAAGATAATTCAGAACAATAATTATGCGCCCCACGAAGCCAACTTATCTTATGTTTGGCACAATACTAGAGTGTTAAGCCACGACTACAGAGATCACTGTCAGTTTATATTTTCCGGAAGCAGAAAGATGTCTCAAAAATTAATACCTAAATTACTATTCCATGGCAGCAAGCTTTGGCAAACAGATATGCAATACTTTATAGATAAATCATGACTTGGGAAACTGGCAAACAAATTTACAGATCTGATTTCACTAATGTAAATCAGGAGATAAAGGACATCAAGGGGTACATTGAAGAGGAAGAAGCCAAGTATCATTTATACAAGTTTCTTAGATCTAATATAACATTTACATCTAATTTAATTTCGGGTGTAGATTTATTTCCTTTTCAGCATATGGCTATTAAGTCCATGCTGGAGTCTGATTACTTTCTTGGCATATGGAGTCGGGGTATGTCTAAATCATTTAGTACGGCTATATATGCTTTTCTTGATGCAATATTTAATCAAGGAATACAGATAGGGATATTGGCTGCCACATTTAGGCAGTCTAAAATGATATTTGAGAAGATAGAAGATATAGCTAAAAAGCCAGAGGCAGCTTTCCTGGGACAGTGTATAACGAAAAAATCAAAAAAGAATGACCAATGGACAATAGAGTTTGGAGAATCTAAAATTATCGCACTACCTTTGGGAGATGGCTCCAAGCTTCGTGGTTTCAGGTTTCATAGAATTATTATAGACGAGTTTCTTTTGATGCCAGAGCATGTTTACAACGAAGTTATTCTACCTTTCTTGAGTGTTGTGCAGAACCCGACAGAGCGAGAAAAGTTTACCAAAATGGAAAACCAGTTAATTAGTGCTGGGAAAATGACCGAAGAAGAAAGAAAAGTTTGGCCAAACAATAAACTTATCGCATTATCATCTGCTAGTTATAAGTTCGAATACCTTTACAAAGTATACGAAACATTTGAGAACCTTATCTTGCATGGCAGTGATGATATTAATGCTGACAAAGCTAATCGTGTTATTATGCATTTTAGCTACGATGTGGCACCGAAGGCACTGTATGACCAAAATCTCATCAATCAATCCAAGCAGACCATGAGTCAATCTCAGTTTGATCGAGAGTTTAACGCTATATTTACTGATGACAGTTCGGGCTTCTTTAAAACATCAACAATGAAGTCTTGTACCATACCAGACGGTGAAGAGCCAACTGTAGAAGTTGCCGGCAACAAAGATGAGAAATACCTCATGGCATTCGACCCGAGTTGGGCTGAAAGTGAAAGTAGTGATGACTTTGCTATACATGTATTTAAATTAAATGATAATACTAGAACTGGTACTCTTGTTCATACTTATGCTATGCCTGGATTAAAAATGAATGAACATATTAATTATGTGCATTATTTGTTGACCAGTTTTAATATTGTTGCTATTGTAGGGGACTATGGTGGGGGTGTGCAGTTTCTTCAAGCCGCTAATGCTAGCCAGCAATTTAGTAAAGCGAACATCAAGATAGAAGAAATCACTGTAGATTTTGATGATATGGAAAAATATCAGGAAAGATTAAGGGAAGCTAAGCTGCAGTACAATTTAAAGGAAAAAAGAATCTGTGTGCTTCGTAAGCCTACTTCAGACTGGATCAGGAAAGCTAATGAATTACTGCAAGCCAACTTTGACCACAAAAGAATATCGTTTGGATCCAGAGCTTTAGATAAACATTACCATAAACAAATCAAACAAAACATACCTATAGACGACCTAACATTTATACCAAACCAGAAAGAGTTGATAAAATCGAAGGGCTCAGCTAAAATGATAGATTTTGTTGATCACCAGTATGACATGTTAAACTATACCAAGAATCAATGTGCCCTCATACAGGTAACATCTACCCCACAAGGAACACAAACTTTTGGCTTACCAAACAATCTAAGAAGACAAACTGGACCAGGTAAAGCAAGAAAAGACTGCTACTCAGCACTTGTGCTTGGAAATTGGATGATCAAGACATATTATGACTTCATGAATGTAGAAGCAGAGGATGTAGATGCTACATTTACACCTATGTTTATAAGTTAAAGTAACTTTTAATTTAACTTTTACCTTATTATGTGTATAATAATTGTATGCCTAGGAAGTATACAAAGAAATCAGATTATTGGAATAAGTTTAAAAGTGGGGAGCAAAGTCTAGATGACTTAGCAAAGTTGGCTTCAGGAGGAGAGCCACAACCTACCCCTATATTTGCGGGGGACAATTTTTATTCGACAGCCTCTTACAATAGAAATGTTGGACAAACAACATCGAATAGAGCCAGAGGTCAAAAGACTGGGAAAATACCAACAACTAAGATTTGCGAAAAATATAATCATATAAGCAATTGTTCTTTACCGTATCATTACGATAAGGGCTCTTCTATATCTGCCAGAGACTCGATACTACTTTGCCAGAAAGCATATGCCTGTGTGCCTATCTTCAGGAATGCGGTTGACGTTATGGCTGAGTTTGCTAATTCAGACATTTATCTAGATGGCGGTTCAGAGAAATCCAGGAATTTCGTTAACAAGTGGATGGAAAAAATACAGTCCTGGAAAATAAAAGATCAATACTTTCGTGAGTTTTATCGTTCAGGTAATGTGTTTATGTATAAACTGGACGGGGTATTTCGTGCATCAGATATGGCACAACTTAAAAGAGTTTATGCTCAAGAGTCTACAGCAAAGACAGCTAGAATACCAATGAGATATGTATTCCTTAATCCGTATGATTTTGTAGCTGACAGAAGCATAACATTTGATCAGAAAGACGGTATCTATAAGAAGCTTCTTAGCGAATACGACTTAGAGAGACTCTCTAACCCAAAAACAGAATACGACAAAGAAGTATTTAAAAGCCTACCAGAAGATGCCAAACAAAAGATACGCGCTAAATCTTTTCAAAGAGATGGCGTATTGATAGACTTGAATGCAGACAAGTTGATATACTCGTTTTATAAGAAACAAGACTATGAACCATTTGCTATCCCGTTTGGTTTTCCTGTGCTAGATGATATCAACTGGAAGATGGAACTCAAGAGGGTCGACCAAGCAATCAGTAGAACTGTAGAAAATGTTATCCTCCTTATCACAATGGGTAATACTCCTGACAAGGGCGGAGTCAATCCAAATAATTTAAAAGCCATGCAGGAATTATTTCTCAATGAAAGTGTTGGCCGAGCATTGATTGCAGACTACACAACTAAGGCAGATTTTATTATACCAGACCTGAACAAAGTATTGGGTCCAGAAAAATATCAGATAGTTAATGAAGATATTAAAGAAGGTTTACAGAACATTATTGTTGGTAAAGAAAACTATTCTAGCACACAGGTTAAGGCTCAAATATTCCTTGAAAGGCTGAAAGAAGCCAGGAACTCATTTCTTAACGATTTCCTTCAACCTCAAATCAAAGAGGTGTGTCGCTCAATGGGGTTAAAGAATTTCCCTACAGCTAAATTTGTAGAAATTGATATCAAGGACGAAGTGCAACTGCAAAGAGTTGCGTCGAGGTTAATCGAAATGGGTATCATTACACCAGAACAAGGTATGACAGCAATAAAGCAAGGAGTTTATCCAAATCCAGGAGAGCTCAGGCAGGCCCAAGAAAGATTATTGGAAGACAGGGAAAAAGGATTCTATACTCCGCTTGGCGCGGCACAACCAATTCTTAGAGAAGAAGATCAAGACATGTTAAAAGAAAAACACGACGTGGAAATCGAGACTCAAAAGAAACAAGCAGAGCAACAAGCTCAACAACCAAAGGTTCCTGGCGAAACAGGTAGGCCTGCTGGTACAAACACGAAAACAAATCGAGTACTTGCAGAAGACCAATACAGCCGCAAAGATATACAGGAGACTGTTTATGCTATTGAGGCCCTCGAACAAGAAGCTGCCAAGTCACTAAGAAAGCATTTTGATAAAAAGAAACTATCCAATGCTCACAAAGACATGCTGGGCAAACTCGTAGAATCGGTTATCGTCTCCACCAATCAAGAATTATGGCAAGAGACAATCGAGGCATGTATACAAGATTTTGACAAGATAGCAGAGCTGGGCACAATACCAGAAATTGACGACATATCACTACAGCATGAATTAGTGTCATATCCAGCAGCAATATTATATCATAGCAAAAATAAGGAAAAATAATTTTTTTGTGTGTAACAGTATAAAGCATGTCACTACCATTTAAATATACAGCTTCATTTGCTAACAATCTTAAAGTCGTAGAAGTACAAGACCAATTTGTTTCAGAAGCATCTCTGGACGAATTATCAGAACTACTACCTAAAGATATAGATTTCGAGAAAAACATTGACCTTATTGGTGTTGCATTTAATGCGGCTGTAGCCAACATGTTTAATAAAAATGGAGATGGCATTGATGCAAGAACTGCAGTAGCTATAAAAGACTACTTTATACACAAGCCTGCTAACATTGAACACGATAGACAAAAAGTTGTGGGACATATTGTTGGAGCATCTCTTTCTTCTTTTGAAGATAGCAAAATTATAGAAGAAGCTGATGCAGCAAAAGAGTCGGGCCCTTTTAATATTGCTCTTTCTGCAGTTGTGTATCGTTCTGTTAATTCTGACTTTGCGGAGCTTGTAGAAAAATCTGCAGACAAAGATAGTGAATTTTATCAAAAGGTTTCAGCTAGTTGGGAGATCGGATTTAATGATTACGATATTGCAGTTGGCAGTACAGATTTAAGCGAGTCCAGAATAGTAAGTTCTGCAGAAGAAAAAGAAGAGCTTAAGTCTTGCTTAAAATGTTATGGGGGTAATGGACGAACTGAAACTGGAGAATCGGTGCACCGTTTAATCAAAGGCGATATCTACCCCCTAGGTATTGGATTCACCACGAACCCAGCAGCAGCAGTCAAGGGCTTGATCACTGAAGAACAATCAGATAATCAAGACTCCGAAGAAAGTAGCGAAAGTTACGAATTCGAAAAAATTTCAATAGAGGATCAAAAAAATAATAAAAAAATTTCCCAAATTGAAAAACACGATGTAAATTCTTACAATATTCAAAACCAAAAACACATTATGGAAAAAGAAATTCTTGATAAGTTACAAAATGTCATCGAGGCAACAGCATCTTCAAAACAATTGTCTGAAGAAGCCGTAGCTAATATGACTAAAATCTTCCACGATGCAATTGTTGAAAAAAGCAAGCAATGGGAATCCCAAAAAGAAGAGCTTCAAAATGAAAAAGCCGATTTGGAATCCGCAGCGCAAACAGCTCAACAATCCGCTGATGAGGTTAAGTCTCAACTCGAAGACACTGTGAAAGAGCTTGATGAGCTTAAAGCACGTGTCGCCGATAAAGAAGCACTTGAACTTTTTCATAGCCGCATGGAAGACCTAGATCAAACATTTGAACTTGACGATGAAGATCGTTCTGCTATTGTAGACGATATCAAGTCTCTCGATTCTACAGAAGAAGCTTTTGCTGGTTTCAAGCATAAGCTTTCTGTTTTATGGAAACAGAAGACAAAGTCTTTCAGAGAAGAACAGGAAAAAGCTCTACAAGAGAAAATTGAGGCAGCTGTACAAGAACGCTTGGCAACTTCCGAAAAATCCGAAGCTTCCGAAAAATCAGAAGAACAAGTTGTTGAAGAAGCTATCGAAAATGCTGAAGTTGAAAAAGAAGCAGTAGCAAACAACAATGGATCTTCCGCAGAAGAAGAACTTTCTCTTCGAGAAAAATTTAAACAAGCTTTCTCAGAAGATAGCATCACAATCCAATACTAAAAAGAGGAACTAAAAAATGGCACTAAGACTATTACCATTCAGACAATACATTGAACAAGACGTAATCAACTTGTACTCGCTTGACCAAGATAAGGTTAGCGACGTTAGCTCAGTTGACCCCTTGACCAATCCTTCACTTAACGGCGCAAATGACAGCGGGGTCGTTGTTAGTATCACAAAAGGAAATTTCGATGACGGAATCGAATATACTACCGACTCTTACTTGGGTAAGACCGACTATCCACACATTGGTGCTAACGGTTACCCCAAAGTAACTGGAATGCAAATAGGACCCGCAGTTGTGGGTACAGAAAGTGCTGGACCTTCTGTTCCATTTGGAATCACACTGCGCCAAACTTTAACCCACGACGAGAATGGAGAAAAGCTTCTTTACTATCGTCAGAAAATGATCGAATTACAAGCAGTACTTCCTGGAGAAGTTGTGCCGGTTCTTACACGTGGTGTAGTGACACTTGCTCACACAGCTTTTGCTAGTAATGGAGCACCTGAGACTGGTGATGCTGTTTACACAGCAGCTAACGGACAGTTGACTAAAACTGCTGATACTGCCGGAGCAGATGCAAATGTTTATGTAGGACGTTGTCTTGCCGTAGGAAACCGAAAAGCTTTTGGTACACCTGATCAGTTTGCAGGAAACCCCGATACTAGTAGTTATACTGGTGAGGGTTATTATGTGATCAAAGTAGAACTTTAATCAATAGGAGAGGACATACACAAAAATGAAAATCACACTCAAAAGAACAGACGAACAAGTAGAACTTGTAAAGGCTATGGCCTCTCGCAACCGTGATGTTGCATATGAAGCTCAAATGGCACTTGCAGAGTTCATCAATCCCGTTTTATGTAAAGTTATTAATCAGGCCCCTGTTATCAGTAACCTTTTTAACAGCTTCTCTTTCAACGAGATGGATAGCCCAAGTCTTCCACTGGACCTTTACTATGATGTAACTGCTCCTGATTATGTGAAGGTTTATAGCACCACAGTTCCTGGCGGTTTGCCCAGCAACACAGTTGCTCCCACACAGAGCGAAATGAAATTCACAACCTATCGTCTTGATAGTGCTGTTGATTTCGACAAACGTTATGCTGCAAAATCTCGCCTTGATGTTGTTGGTAAAACATTTACCCGTGTTGCTCAAGAACTTTTGCTTAAAATTGAAGCTACTTCTCAATCGTTGTTGCTTGGAGCTCTTCACGAAGCAAAAACAAATGGAGACGATCACTTCATTAAAGCTAATGGTAGCCAATTAACTCTTGATGATTTCAATCGTCTTTTGACCAAGGCTAAAAGAATCAACACTGCATGGACAGGATCCGCTCCAGAAGGTGGACGTATCAAAGGCATCACAGATCTTATTATGAGCCCTGAGGCTATTGAAGGTCTTCGCGCTATGGCTTACAATCCTGTAAATACTCGTGGAACTGCAGGGGTTGTGGCTGAGGAAGATACTGCCAATGCAGGCAAGCCAATCGGTGGAAATATTGCTGCTACCGATGATATGCGTAATGCTATCTATAATAATGCAGGCATTCCTGAGTTTTATGGCATCAGTATCATGGAAATCAATGAGCTTGGAGCAGGCCAAAAAATGGTTAATGCATTCGCTGGATTAGTGGACAATAGTGGCGGTACCGCAAAAAAGGTAGCCGGGTTCGACTTCCAAACCACGGATGATCTCGTCATTGGTCTTGACCGTTCTCGTGAATCTCTCTTCCGTGCTGTTGCAACCGATTCTGAGTCTGGTTCTGAATTAGATCTTCTTGCAGACGACCAATACAGTGTTCGTCAACAAAAGATTGGATACTACGGATCAATGGAAGAAGGTCGCATGATCCTTGATGATCGCGTCTTAACCGGTATTGTTATTGATCTGTAAGATCATTCAATAACTCTTCTTTTCAAAAAATCCACCTTTTAGGTGGATTTTTTGTTTCTATAACTTATAATAATTGTGTATACAGTTGTAAATTCAAACAGGAGAATCGACATGCCTAAAAAAAAGACAACAAAAAAAACATCAAAGAAGAAAATCGAATATGCTGATGGCAAAAACGAAGCCCAACCAAAAAGATCTGTAGAAGATATACTTGGCATTCATGAAAAAAACAAATTCGGCGTAAAAAGCGAAGCAGAGTTTAATGAAAAATTAAACAACATGGGTATCAATGAAATGCAAGAACTCGCAGTTACTGTAGGGATTTTCCCATCTGGAACAAAACCAATGTTAAAAAACAAGCTCAACAAAGCATTCGGTGAATATATGCTTGCTAGTGGCAGAGTGGTCGGACCAAAAACAACTCAACCCAATCCTGAGACAGCTAAAAAGTTCGCAAGTATCATGAATACTTGGGACAATTAATCAAGCTATAAAAGGAGGAGGAGGCTCTGGTATCTCAAGGTTTGGTTGGTTTGTATACTGACTCGATCTTGGATATCTAGCTTGAGAGACTTGAAAATCAACAAATCCTAAAAATAAATTTGGGTTATTTGTTTTAGTTATTCTCTCACTAATTTTAGAAGCTTTTACATTTTCTACATACATCAAGCAGGATGTTTCTTTGCATTCTGACAATGTTTCTATGTAGCTATAGTAGTGTTTCTTTGTGTCGCCTCTTTCATTGATCGGGTAGTTATCGTAGCCGATGTTCATTATGCTAGAGTTGTAGGAATCAACACACAGTGACATTAGTCCATCTAGCTGATACAAGCTTTCAGTAAATAAAATAACCCTGAAATTTAAATTGGTTAGATCTTCGCCGCCAAAAGAAAAAGGAACATTAACAGTGTTTTCCATTGATATGAATGCGGCAGGAGTAACTTGCTCATAAGCAGGCAATCCAATACCAGCACCATAATCAGGTATGGTACGACTATTATTATTGTATTTATTTTGTACAACTAAATTTTCTTCTAGGTCGTCTGCTAGATATATATTTATATCTTTAACTGAAAAGTCTGCTTTAATCTTTAGTTTGTCGTATGTTTCTGGAAAGTATTTTCCTTCAAGAAGAATACGGCCATTATCAAAATCAAATGTTAATCCTTTGTGCCCACGGTAGCAAAACTCGTAGCCCTGGCCTTCATCTATATATACTCCGTTGGGAATAACTGCGCCATTGATATCGTTGTTGTATACCCATTGTTTGTATTCACTATTATAAGATACGAGGCCATCATTGTACTCTGGGTAAGATGGTAGCCTGTCGTCTGGAGTATAGAACAGCTCGCCTTGTTTGATAGAAAAAGCTTCACCAAATCTTAATAAATAATTATCTAGCCATAGTGAAAAGCTAGTTGTTGCTTGATGTTGGTACTGTGGTTTCATATTACTTTACAGTTGTAGCTACACTTAGAAACTGC